TAATAGTAATTCCTCACTATTAAATTCTTTAGTTTTATTTAGTTTATTATAGAAGTTATCATAACCCATTTCCGAAGCATCTTTATCATCTGCTTTCATTAAGCGAACATTTATACCTTGCTTTCTGAAGTACTCTGATATTTTTAATGCCTCACTCATAGCATCGTTATCTAATGATATAACAATTTCTTTAACATCATTTAGGAATATCTTTTCCATTAAATTTTTCGATGGGAATTTGCCTAAAAGTGGAATTGCATTTCTACGAATTGTTATCGCATCAAAAACACCCTCACAAAGTATTAGAGTTTCTTTCCAATTTATTTGTGAATCAAAGCATATAACATTTTTTGATATAGGTGGGTTTTTATATTTCATTCCGTTCTCTTCATAATAAGAGCGAGATACAAAATAATTTAGAGAACCATCGTAATTATATGATGGAACTATAACACGTCTTGCATATAATCCCTCAACGCAATATCCAATGTTATATTTTACAATCTCTTTTATTCCTATTCCACGTTTAGAAAGATAATGAATAGCATGTTTATATTCAGGATTAAATCCCTTTGGCTCTTCTGCTAATGAAATATATTCTTTTGGTAAGGATATAAATACTTTGTCACTTTCCTCTTTTGCTGGTTGATATGTAGAATCACCATAGATTTCTCTTATCGCAGATATTGTTTTTTTATCAATATCTAATTTACGAAGAAGAGATGTTATTTTCTGTCCACCACTATTACAAGTCCAACAATGCCATTTTTGAGTTTCTAAATTAACCTGTAACTTTTGTTTATGGTGATGACAAAACGGGCAGTAAAACGCCAGTTCGTTTCCTTTTAGGTTTGAGTATTGACCTAATGAGTTATATAATGTTGTAGTAACTGTATTTTTTTGAATAGAACTTAACATATTCCAATATACGAAAAATACCTCATTTTACCAAATAAAATAGGAAGAATTTTACTTCTTCCTACTCACTAAACCATTCATCTGGTATTGATTTATCTGCGTATTTGAACCCATTTTTAATACACCAATCGGCGTATGTGGTTTTAGATTTCTTACTTATTTTATTTTTTGAATTAGTAAATACAAATCGTATATCTAATTCGGGGTGTTGTGATTTTATTAGAAGGTGCTTTTTCCTATCTGCTATCACAAATCTACCCTTACTCTCAACGATTATTCCATTTGGTAATTTGAAATCGGGATGGTATTTGTGTTCGGAAGCAGGTATAAGATAACCTATGGTTTCGGATTCGTATTTGACTTCAATTCCTTTATCGGATATTTGAGTCGCAATAGTTTCTTCGAGACCCGACTTGAATCCATACACTCTTGCTACCCATTTAGAGCTTTTCTTTTTTGTAACCTTTTTAGCCATAATAGGATTAACGCTGAACGGTCTCAGAGTATTTTACAGAGTTCACTTGACCACCTCTACCAACTTTGAATTTCTCAGCTGTTAATACTTGTTCATCTATTTCTTTTGTAGCATCAATACTGAAAGGTGTATTACGGGCCAATCCAACATCAAATGTGATTTTATCCGTACCAAGTAAAGATTGATTTTCTTCGTATAATCTTAATAATAATTCTTTATCTGCCATAGTTGTAATTTTATATAAATATAAAAAAAAATGTTTTAAGTATCAAATCTTACAATAAAGTTTATTGGCAAATCGTGTAAAGATTTAATTGGAGTTGGAAGTTTTGCTACCGCAACTAAATTACAATCATCATCATATAACCCAATAGTTGTAATAAATGGTGCTAAAAATGAACCAGTACGATCTGTTGAACCACTAATTTCCCAATGTTCAAAGCCAGCATAAAGCCAATCATTAGTTACGGAAGATGATATTGAACCTGTATAGCGAAAATCCATTACCGTTCCATTATCTAATACGTGTTTTTTTCTTATATATTTGGGGCCTGGATTTGAATTTACTTTAATATATTTACCTCTAGTATCTAAAAATGTTTCATAAACATCATCGGTAGCTATTATTGCGGTTGGATTTGTAGAAACATTAAATTCATCTTCATTTACAACTAATAAAAATTCATGCTCATAGTTAGTTTGACTTGATTTATATGTTAGTTCCCAATTTTTATTAAGAAGATTATCGTATGCTCTTGTTATACTTATTATACCTTGTCCATAAAAAACATTACCACCATACAAAAGTCCAAATTGCCCTTCTAAAAATGCTAAATTTTTTACATACATTAAAGATGGTGTTGCATTTGCATCCCAACTATACAAAACGGTATCATAATCAATACCACCCGATGTTATTCTAATTGCACCACTATTTAAGTCCCAAGTATTACTATCTACCGATGTTGAATACGGTGTACCGGTTTTGTAATTTGTAAAATTAAATTGACCGGTTTGAAAATCCAAAAGGCTCACTTCCAATACATCCGATTGTCCAACCAACAAGTTACTATAACCATCATCGGTTAGCTCCCAAAGCTCATCATTATCAGCTGTTATCCTAAGTGATACCGATCCTGGCTTAATACCATCTCCAATATATCTTTGTGGTATTGATAATATCTTAGCACCGTTTTCTAAATATCTTTCTTTTTCTATTGGGTTATCTGTGTATATGTTTGTTTTTCTACCAATTCGTTTTAATGGATTATCAACTTCACTATTATAAAATTGTGCACGTAACTGACCATAAAGGGAATGTTTATTAAAACTAAACCCATTTGAGTCGGTAGTTGTCGTATTTGTATAATCGGATAGTTCGGCCTCAAATATAGAAATTGGTGATACTGATGCCGATTGAAAATGCCATTCCTTATACGCTTTGAATGGTCTAATTGAAATATCTGATTTTGGAATCCTTTTTAACATATCAAATATAAATATCCTCTTAACTAAAAACCCACCAATATAGGTGGGTTGGTAGTAGATTTAGTTCTATATTAAAAATCCAATTTAACTTTAATTGCTATTTCTTTATCAAATGTTTTTTCTACCGGCGTACTTACTTTAGCTACTGCTAATAATTCATTTGCATCATCGTAAAGCCCAACGGATGTAACATATACATGTGGGTCTTTTTCAAATGCACCAACAACGAATTGTCCTGCAGATCCGGTCACAAATGCTGGATTATTTGAGAAATTAAATTCTCTATTGTTAGCTCTTACAAAATAATGTGAAGTAGAAACATTTTCGGTTCTACGAGCTTGGAAATCGGCACCTGTGGATATACAATCAATAAGTTTTCTAGATCCAGATAGTGAAGATGAATTGTTAAAATATGTGCCCGCAGCTGTGGTACTTACCGATGCACCTAACCCAGTATCTACAGTAACTGCTAATGCTTGTGGGTTTAATAAAATAACTCCCATATCAGGATAAAATAATCCAAATCCCTGGCCATTGGATGCTGTGATTGATTGTATTGTGGATGTTAGTGAAGTACCTATATTTAACGAACCACTAACTATATTGTAAACTCTACCAGATGTTGTTACATTTTCATCAGTACCACCACTATCATCTATAAGCGTTATTCTACCAACATTACCATCTAAAATTATAGATATATTTCCTGGATCTAATCTTTCTTTATATCTTGCTCTGTTTATATTGATTGCATAAAATGCTGAAAGGTTGTGTCCCGCCGATGTAGAACCACTATAAACACTAAAAAATTGGTCGGTTGGATTTAGTAATATATTTTTGAATTGCCCATATATCGCTCTAGTAGATAATAAACTTGTATCATCAACTGCTAATGATGGTGCACCAAAACCACGCACATCGCCATATGCAACCGAAAATTGTACTTCCGCTGCTGTATTGGTAGCTGGGTCTTTATCATATGCATCTATATAATATCTACCTGCTATTGAAGCAGTTTGTGAATTTTTCATATATAAAGTTCCCAAAGAACCAGTATCACCACTCCATATACCAGATGTAACAATTTGAGTTCTGTTTGTAACTTTATCGTTAGAACCAAACTTTTTGTAAATACCATTGGTGATTGCCGTTGCTCTTGATTCTACTTGCTCACCTTCTGGTAAGAATTGATTAAGAATACGAGTAATCTCCATAGTATCTAATGGAGTTCCGGCTGTATTTGCTGCACCTGCCAAATAGGTGGATAGATTGCTTGCTAAAAGGGCTCCTCTATTATCTCTAATAATTGCCATTTGATTGTTTTATTTTATCTTGTGTAATTTATATATGTTACAGTTACGGGGATTGTTTGAGACCCTCCCGTTTCATTACCATAAACAGTAATAGTTGTTCTAATTGTCGATGTTAATGATGGGTTAGGAATAAATTTGAATGACAATCCTTTAGCGATTGCGGCAGTTGCAGATACATCATCTCCTATAAATACAGGAATAGTTCCAATATCAGCACTAACACCTTCACCAATAATATCTCCTGCGTTTTTATTTGCTAATATCACCGTATATCCTAAGCTTCTGTTTCCTGCAGGAGAAGTAGTTGGCGATAATGCAACTTCACCACTTCTTTGATTAACAGATATATTTGGAATACCAAATTCCACAACAGGAATACGAGTCGTATTTTTTGGTAGAGTTACTAATTTATACTTCATTACTTGAGTTTCATCGGGAGATGCTTCAAGAACAGGCATATTTTTAATTGCCACATCATAATACGCACTACCTAGTGGGTGTGCTGGCTCATAAAGAGAATAATCAATTTCATCATCGGCTAAAGCAAATTGAGTAATGTTTAATCCCTGCCCTGCGGCTAGTTTTTCTCTACCTTTTTTTGTTAGAATTGCATCTACAGTTAATGTAGTATTATCTAAATATCCCATATAGCTTAATTGTTTTAATAATAAATATAGTTTTTATAAAATTTTATCCATCACTTTCAATAATTGGTTCTGTACTTGTTCTGCCTGGAAGAACCTTAATACTATTAGGATTACTGATAAACGATTCAATAGGAGAAGAACCATCTAATGTAGTTGCTGCTGTGTTTTTTGAACCTTTGTAATATGAATTTTGCAAACCAGTTGTTAAATCTCCAACATATTTATAATGCGTTGGTAAATATCCATCGGGAGCACGCTCAACAGCTATAACACTACCTGAAATTGGTGGCGGTGGAGAGATTATACCACCTAAAAATGAACTTGTTAGTGGTTGTATTACTAGTTTTTTATTTATCCAACTACGCTGTGCTTCTACTAGTTGACTTCTAATATCCTCTACTGAAGTTTGATACGATTCCCCACCATATGTACCCGTAACCCCTACAGCTTCGGCATATTTTAAGTAAGTTTCAACCTCAGCCTCATACACAAGCCATACATTTATTCTTTCTTTTTTTACAGTTCCATCGGTTGAGAAATAAGTTCTTATTGCACTACCACTTTGTATATAAATACTAAATCCTATATCTTGATATGGGTCAAAATCTAATAGTTTATTAGTTTCATAATTAACTATTTGCTTAGTAGTTGTTGGAAAATTTAATCCAGCATCAATAATGGTTTCATATTGATTATTTTGGCCCGTTGCTTCTATTTCGGAATTTGTATCAATGCTTGAATTAAGTTGATTATTTTCACCTATTGGTGTAATTAAATTTACATCAATAATTGATTCAAATTGATTATTTTCACCAGATGGTTCTATATTATCTATATCCAATACCTTTTCAAATTGATTATTTTCGGCAATTAAAGTTGAATCAGATTTTATTTCGGTTTCATTATAATACTCATCGCCTGTCGGTTTTGAGTGTTTATATTTACTTCTTTCTAAAAAGTGGGGTTCAACTAACAATCCGGTAGTGGCCTTTGTTCTAGCTGGCAACATTTGTTTAATATCATCAAACATAGCTTTTTCATATGATTTAATGATATTGATGTATTCGTAAATATCTTTATTCTTTGTACGCTCAAAGTAATAATTTTTGAGTGTATTTAGTTCACTATAAGAATCTTCATATAAATCCCACGGATTACCAACATAATCATCTAAATTGTTAGAACCCAATGATTTTGCAATATCAAAATTTAATTCTTTGGTTGGCGATACAAACACACCAACTCTATTGGAATCTATTGGTGCATACTCATATGACTTTAATGTAGACCTAGTATTAACGGATAGGTCTGATACCAATGATTGCGAAGAAAATCTAACTTTATTTGTAGAATATCGAGATGCTCCCAGGCTTGGAATTTCTAAAACTGAATTTCTATCTATTAACTCAAATTGATATGGATAAGATACTACTGATGTGAATCCAGATAATGATGCTGAAAATGATGCGGACGGATTTGTTGAACGCATTGATGATATTGAAACGATACCATCTTCATAATCGTTTCTTCTAAATGATGCCGAATAATAATTAGTCGGAGCAACATTTATTAGTTTATTTGTAGTAGTAACATTTTTAGGATATTCAAAATCAAGTCGGAAATGTAAATCGGTAGTAGAAGAAGATATATGATTACCATTTATCATTTCTGGATAATAACAATGTTCTTCAAATCTACTACGGCTTAGAGGTGTAGACCATACACGGATTTCATCAATACTACCAGAAAATCCATATCCAATGGCCTCATTTGCACTATTTCCAAAAAACATATCATCGCTTAGATTCCAATAACTACTTCCGGTTGTATATATTTTTGAACTATATGAAGAAAATATTTCTCTATCTTTTTCGGTTTGTAAAACATTTAATTCCGTTATTTGATTAGAACCCGTAAGTGTTCTTGAAACTTCTATACCAAAATATCTATCATTGAAAATTGGTAATAAAGATGAGCTAATTACATTTGCGGTATTATCTGTAAGAATAACTTTACCATACTTACTATTAACAGATCCGCTTATTTCAAGAAAAAATCTAGTACCATCACTAAAAATACCCCATTGCCCACTATAAGCCGGCTTTACAAATAATTCTATTGTATCTGGCTTTCTGTTTTGATTTGTATTTGACCAAGGTATAGCTATATAACCAGTTGTATCAAATTTTAGTGCATAACTAATATCTTCAACTAATAATTTACTAATAGTTTCTTCGGTTTGTTCAGGTCCCCCAAATTCTATTATTGAAAGATTTGATGATGGAATACCATAACATGCCATTAAAGCATGAATACCACGTCTTGTACCTTTATGTTTTAGTAGATATGGCAGATTATTTACAATTCTTCTCCAAACTTCATTAGTTCTTTCCTTAACAGGAGATGTAACTTTTTGATTACCATTACTATCTTCACCATATACATAGTCCCAAATTTGAGCACCTGAACCTAAATTTTTTGCATCCCAATTAAATGATTTTAAGAAATCATATAATAGTTTATCAGATGCTCCACTTCTGTTTTTATAACCCAACCCTCTATTTCTCTCTATAGCTTTTGTGTAAAAATATAGTATATCAAAGTGATGTCCAATCATTGAAAAGAACAATAAGAAATTGGTATTTTCCGTATTAGTAGAAATATATTGCGGTATGTTTGCAATTATGTAATTTGGATTCTGAGAATCATATGCTATTGTTTCATCTATTATTTTTTCATACCATTTAATTGATTGTTGGTTTGTTGTTTTTAACCTAACAGATGAACTATATGGCCAAGTTATAGATGAACTTGTCTCTGTTGTATATAAAGATGATGATGTATATAAAAATGTTTCAAACCCATCAAACCCCTGTATTAAAGCAGATTTTTTAGATTGTTGTCTTTCAACTTCTTTTTGTGAAGCAAAAGATCCAGTCCAAGTGGCATTACCACCACCAGTAAAATCGGTTGATGCACTAACTATTAGGTCTTCATAATGCTCTATTAACTGTAATTTATATACGAAATTTTTTACTCTTTCTTCTGCGGAACTAAAATGTACAAAATTTTCCCATTGATAATCGGCAGTTCCTTCTGATATAGAACCATTTGCATATTCTATATTCAAATCTTCAAGCGTTATATTTGAACCACTTAAAAATTGTTGAACTAATTTTGTAGAACTAGATGAACTTAATATAAGATTATCTAATGATTCATAATTTGTAGATTGTCCTTTTACAAAATCAATATCTACATCAAAATTGGGCCCTTTTATAAATGGAGATTCTTTATCATCTTGCTCATTTAATACAACCGTTTCTATTAACGGATTTGTTACTAATCTTGTAATCCAAATTGTGTCCCTAGCAGATACTGTAGCTGGTAATGGTGAATATAGTTTAAGAATTACAGATTTTACTTCTTTTGTAACTTTTTGATTACCTAATTCATCTTCTGTTTTTTCCGATAAAGTCCAATTATCTTCTTCATACGAAGATATTAAAACTCTTTCACCATTATCTAAATTTAATAAATGAGTAAGATATTTACTTTCTTTTTCGGGTTCATCTATTTTTAGATTTTCAGCAAAAGCATCATAAACTGCTTTTGTTATTATAGTTTCATCTAATCTAACAGATGGATATTTAATTAAGGTTTTGATTACATATTCATTACCTATTAGTTCTTGTGAACCGCCACGATTGTAGGGCTTAATTATTAAGGTAACATTATCGCTACCATTCCATTGAGGATAATTTTTAGGTAATTCCTTTAAGTTTATTTTAATCTTATTATCAGTAGGAGCATTTTTGTATAAAGTTACTCTTGTTTTATCTTTAAGTAATAAATCAATATCAACGGATGTAGCTGCCGTTGCTTTATACATTACCTCATATTCTATATTCGAGTCTGAAAAAGATGGTATATCAATTTCTCTCGGAGCGGTTGTTTGAACAATGCTTGGAAAATCATCTATTGATTGGAAATTGATTAAAGCATTTAGAGTGTTACTAATAGTTTTATCAGCATTATTGTTTGCCGTAAACCTAACATTTCTAACTCCAAATTTAGAATCAAAATCTTTTCTAAATCTTAATGTTATGGATTTATTTGATGCGTTTAGTGTAAATTTTTTACCATTATCTAAAAATACATCAACTGAATCCGCATCTGTTGTATTAAATGGTATTGTAACGGTTTTATCTTCATCGGAATCCTTAACCTCAACAGTAAATACATTATTTGATAACGATACTGTTGGTATAATCTTTTGTATTTCTTTATCAAATACAACATACACCGTCAATTCGCTTGATAGTAAACTAGCCGGCATATCAAATGACGGAGCTACTTTAGTCCATTTTGAAAAATCTACTTCTTCAAATTTATCTACATTTACAGGTCTGTTTGTATAATATATTCCGTTAATTGTATAATTTCCTGGTATATTACCATCTACTCTAAATTTGAAAATAGAATTGTTTAGTAAATCACTTGAAAATTCCTCAGTTGGGTCATTTCCGCCAAAATCAAGATTTGTTTTGCCTTGCTTTATTAAAAAACCATCTTTATCAACTAGATCATACGATAGTGCGACTTTATTTCCTAAATCCGAAGCATAATTACTATCAAAATTTATTTTACAAGCCGTTTTTTTAGTTGGAGGTAAATCTACCCTTACATCATCTTTTGGTTTGAATGAAAAATCTAAGTTTAGAACAACAGTCTGATAACCCGTCCACAGCCCCAATCCAGTACGTCTTCTTAAATCATAACTTTTTTCGCCTTTTAATTTATATACATTATTTACATCAAGCTCATATTCTTTAACTAAAACAACCTCAGAAAATCTTGTTTGTAATGCATTATCATTATTTCCTCCAAACTTTAATTGAAAATTATTCGTATTTTTAATAGATTCATTTCTTTGATTTCTTATATCTTCTGGTCTAGATATATTTCCACCCCTATCATCTTCATCAGCAACTTCTCTAATGTTTTTTACAGTTCTATGTTTTTTTTGAATACTTACTTCGTAGTAGTTTTTAGCCGTTTTACCGTTAGTTGTTACTTTATAAATCTTTGTTTGGCCAAAACTTTGCCTACCATAACTCTTTACAGCAGTTTGTCCATATGATAAAATTGTATCATCTTCTAAAAAAGAAACGGGTTCCGAAGTGGAAAGAGATATTTTGATAATTCCATTTCCAAAAAAACTTGGTGGAACATATGTTGGATTTGGTGGAACGGGTGCTACATATCCGCCGCCTCCCGATCCTCCTGAAAATTTACCATCATCTACCGAAAGATAAGTAGTAGACCCTTGTGGGCCTGGAAAGGGATTATATGTACCCTGACCTCCCCAACTACTAAAGTTTTCGGCCTGATTGTCTTGCCGTGCGCTATCGCTATTTATCCCTCTACTCATTAAATTCTTTTATATAAATATATTACCAAATAAATTAGTTTTATTATCTACTATAACCACCTATACCAACTGTACCCGTATTATTTATACTATATCCTCCGATAAAAGTTGTACCGCCAACACTGTTGCTACCGGCTCCACCACCCCTATCTTGAGCGGTTATAGTTTGATTGATTGTTTGAGTTGGTTGTGGGTTTATAGTTGTTGTCGGTCTAGTTGTTGAATATCCGGAAACTGGAGTACTCGCATACCCCCCTACATATCCAGATGTTGGTGTTGGCGCCGTAGATCCTACTTGTAGTTTACTACATGGTTGTTCTTTTTTAATAATAAAATTCATCATATCATCTCCTTCAAAAAGTCTATCTATAGCCGTTCTTGAAAGTGGATTGGTATTGTTACCAGATGGTCTTGGTAAAGATGTGAATGGAAATCTATTTTTTATCGTATTTGGTTTTCTTTTTTCTCTATATGTTGCGGCCGACACCGTATTTTCTTTTGCACATATTTTAGTACTTGAACCGGGTGCTAGTATTTTTTCAACAGATGCACCAGTTGCATCAAAGAATGTAAATACAGCAGAACTTCTACTATCTTTGTTTTGAATATGATAAGTAAATGTATTTGTTGTAATAACCGGAACCTCATCTATTATTATAGGCGGTTGAATATCTTTTGGTTTTTCGGGAAATACACGTACAATTTGTTTATCTGAATTTATAGGCTTTTCTATTTTGAATTTGGTTGTATCGTAAACAACTGTAATTTCATCTTTTGGTGGTGCAACCTTTGATATATTTTCTAAATCAGGTGTTAAATCTATTGCTTTGAATTCCTGTGGTATGTTTCTAACATCCAAATCACGTCTCTTTAAGAATTGTAAATTATATCTTACACAATTATTTAATATATTTTGTATCTCTGCTGTAATTGGTCCAAATTCATATTGTTCACAATCTATAAATCTTATTTTTGTAGAAAGTCCAAAATTTGATTGAGAAATATCATATGCACGATTTGATAAGTAATTTACAACGGAATCTCTAAAATTATTATATATGGATTTTTTAATTTCACTAAACCCCATAAGTCCAAAATCTTTTCTAGCTAAATCAAAAAACTCTTGTCCGTATTTTGTTTTAATAATATCATCTATTTTTTCTAAAAAGGTATTTTCAAATTTATTTATCGAATCTAATATGGATTTTTTATAATACTTAAAATCTTTATTTAGATTTTTTAAGCTTTCCAATTCTTTGGCATTTATATCATCAAAATACTTATTATTCGTTTTTAATGGAACTATTCTAACTTCTTGTCTTGATGGTGAAATTTCTTGAATCCAAACTCTCCTTACCTTATCTTCCGTACCGACTTTTGTTCTTACAAAATTTATATTTAATCGTAATATACCATTTTCAAATCCTATATCATTTAACAATCTTTCCGCATCAATTGCTATTTCTACTTGAGCTTTCCCATTTGCTAATGCCTTATTGGGTCTTGAAATTTTGTACAAATAGTTTTTAATATCACCCGACCTAATGTATGTAGTTGTTTGTCCGTTTAATTGTGGTAGCAGATTATTATTTATATCATACACAGATACTTCCATAACATCAGTCCCACACTCACCGAAATCAACATCTTCAAATTGATTTTTTGAAATGACGGTAAAATCCTTTTCAGTAATATATTTACCTTCGTTTTCTTTTCTTTTATCTATATTTTCAAAATTAGTATATCTTCTAATACTCATAAATTAACTTTTAATAAGATTTTGGATGCATTATGTTAATTGTTGTACTATAATCTTTGCTTTTTGATGACCCATCTTCTCTATTAACTGTTATTTTTAAGCTACCTCCAACTCCTCTACTTTTATCTCTTTTACCATAGCTACAACCACCAACATTTATCCAAAATTCAATTCTTTTTTGTTCTTGTGGTTTCAATACAATGGCTTCTTTGGGTCCTTGTAGCCAATTTTGTCCGCCCGGATTGTTGTAAGTAAAAAGTACAGTTACAGGCTTAATATCGTTATTAGTTAAATCGGCAGCGTTTCCTCTTTCCCATTTTGCATTACCATTTTTATTATTTATTCTACCAACTATACCATCTTTAATACCAGTTACTATAACAGCATCGTTAATAGCATCTCCTTTTGCAGCTGCGGCAACATTTGCTGTAGATTGTTGTATGGTTTGCTGTTGTTGTACTGCCCCTAATTGAGATTGTAAACCCTCAATCATAGCATTAAGAGAATCTATTTGTTTTATTAAGGCTTCTATTTGCGCACGAAATCCTGTGTTTTGAGCTTGTAAAGAGCCTCTTAATATAGATTCCTCAACGGATTTTTGTACAGAATTTTGTATTTGATTTGTAAAATCAGTTACAGTACCACTCAATGTTTGAGTTTGATTTGTTAAAGCATCGTTTGATTGTTCTACAGTTAATCTGTTATTTACTTCTGTTTCAATTTGCGCTCTCAAATTTGAAACTTGTCCATTCAAATCATTAACTTGTCCATTTAATTTTTCTACTTCTTTTTTTAAGTCTTCATTTGCTTTAACCTGGTCATCATATAATGGTTTGGGAACTAAATCTCTGACTGTTGGCGGTATATCGGGCTTTAATTCGCTTATTTTAACATCAAGTGCTTTAGCTATTTCGTTGTTATCAAGCTTAGCTCTATTTAATGGTTTGAACACAAGACTTGATGCTACATTATCATCTGAAACCGTTGTTATACCATTTTCAGTCTTTGCCATAGCATTAGAACCAGACACGCTCAATATCTCTTCTAGCTTTTGCTTTTTAGCTTCGGCAAGTTTTTCCGCAATACTTTCTAAACTAGATACAGCCATTTTATACTATTTCAAAAATTAGTTTATCATCTATAATAGTAGATATACCATTTTCTACAATTTTCAATTTTATTCTATAAGTTCTGTATACAGGTAGTGTACTCAAATCTAAATCAAAATAGTTACTTGTAGAATCACAACTTACTTTTGTATATTCACCGAAAGGACAAATAATATCTTCTGTAACATAATCTTCTAATTGATAATATGTAGTTTGGGGCAAATACTTTGATTGGTCATACGCAAAAGTATTTCCAAAGCTTTTAGATGGGTATTTATCTCTACCTTTAACTCTTATACGAATTTTGGAATCGTTTTCATATTTTGATTTTAAGTTTGTAACAATCACTTTATAATCGTCTAATGCAGTACCTTCAACGGGTAATAAACTGCCAGTATTGAATGTGGTATCATCCCAAACAAATTCCAATTTTGGTTCGTATATCGTTCCCGTTTCTTTTGAGAAAAATCTTAATATACCATAATCAATAGTATCTGCTTCGTTTTCCAATCCATGTCTTAATATAAGTCCATTATTTTCAATCGTACCACTTACCCATAGTTTTACGAGTTCGGTTATATCCATATGAATATCATCGGGTTCATATGAATACGATTGTTGGCATTGCGATGCTGTGTACCAAACTCCACCCTCTGCATTTTCTGAACCGGTTACACCGGCTGCATATATTGCTGTACCACCTGTTGCATTTTCTTGCCATTTATTTATTCCATCACGGTATCTCCAACTTACACCCTCTATTGTGTTATCATCGAATCTTACGCCTAACCCCATATCCCAACTCTGTGATAATGCGTTGGCATATATTGTATATTCAGCTGGAATTTCTAATGCATTGGCCGATTTTAAGTTAAGATACGATTTCCAACCTATACCAATTTCTCCATTACTTATTGAAGCCGATATAGTGTTAATATCAACCTTTATTAAAGTACGGTTAATATCTTTCAACCCATCATAATAAGTTTTAGATATATCTAAAATAGGATCCCGTCCAGCATTTTGAGTAGGCTGTTGTAGATAAACCGATGAGTCATATGTGATTGTATAAAATTTATGCATTATAGTGCCCTCCCTTTTATGTCTTTGTTAGGATATTTTATTTCAAATACGGCTGGATCTAAAGATGGATAAATAACCTTACCAACTGTGGCTTGAGGTATATTATATCTATTATTAGAATAGCCAAAATCTTCACCAAATAAATTATGAATTTCAACTTTTGGTACACTCATAACACCTTCTACATTTGCTAAAATCAATTCTATTTCAGAAAGATTGATTGATTTATTAAATGTCCATTTATCTATATTAAAATAATTACCAACTTCTGTTAAACATTTTGTTAGAACTTCGGTTTTATTGTAGTTTGAATATACTATTATTTCAAAGTCTACACCAATGTTTATAATATATCCATCTATAAAATTAACAACATCGGTTAGCATTCTATATTCAGAAAGATAAGTTTTAAGATTTTGCTTTACTGCCGCATTTGCCGTTGTCAACTTACCATTTAAGTCATATCCTAAAAGGTACATATTGATAGCAAACGGATTATTATTTTGAACCACATTGGTTTTTCTTTTAGATATAAATTGTAGAATTTCTTTTTGTGTCTGGCCACGATCCATATCCTTTACTCTATCTATAAGATTTGTAAATTCTGCCAAATCTTTTGGATTTGCTAATATAGAATCAACAGAACCATTATCAATCTCTGCATCAGGAGACACATAAACTTTTGCTACACTTCCATATCTTTCGGGCATACTTAATGCACGAACAACATAATCTTGTCTCGTTACCGCACGATTTTGAGAACCATAGGCAGCCAATGCATTTTGTCTTATTTCCTCAACCGTATCACCACCACGTCCGCCAGCCGCAGGTTCAAAATTTTCAACAGCTATTGATTCTTTGACTAATTGATATAAAGCTTGATTACTAATTGCTAGTAAATCCTCTTCGTACTCTACACGCCTTAGTGTTGTTAAATCGCCTACATTAACATTAGATTCTACGCCACCTCCAACTAGGTATTTTATAGTTAAAGTTTTACCCGCGGGTGATACTCCAAATGTACTAGTTCTTAAAAAATTAGAAGGGTCTATTGGTGTTCCAAGTCTACTTATTGAATTTGTAGTACCTATACCTATATTTTTTGAATTTGGAAGTATTATTTCATCAAAATAATTAGTGTTACCCGCACCAAATTGAATATCAATAGTATTATCCGAATTGACTCTAGTACTAAATCTTTTTGGAACTTTTTGAACTTCTAAAATATATGGAACGGTATTGTTGTACTGACTTAGTAATCCATTCGGTACAGTATTTGGTATTTCTGCGAAAATACTTTCTTGACCTAAATAAGGAACTTCATACCACCTATCGTTAGTTCCTTGTTCGGTTATTGAAACTATTTGTATTATATTATTATCAAATAAAGATATTGTTGGATATTCCGTATCGGATAGGGGAACGCTAACCGTAGTATCAAGCAACCTCGCTGATATAGCCTTTGTTTTTTTAGTAATTAAATAAAATTCCGGTTCTCCTGTTATATCATTTCTGCTATATACTGTTATATCCCTATCTGTAGGCGATTCAAAATCAATAGCATCTATTGTTCTAAAAATGATAGAAGAATTTGTTGTTGCTTCTACTTCCATACCCTCTTTAATCTTCAAATAATATGTAGAATCCGGTTGATTATTTACACCGACTCCAGTTGCTGGTACTAATTGATATACAGTTAAGGTTGTAACCGCAGGTGTAGTTATTTTTGGTTTATAACCCATAGTTTGAGCCAAAGCAACTATATTCTTACGCTCAGTTGCATGCTGCAGCATTGATTCCTTTAATTGTGCGTCTTGATAAAATGAAAGTACATCTCCAATGTAAGATGCCATTTCAATAAAAACCATACCAGGAGATGCTTCATTAAAATCGGAATACGAATCTGGAAAATAAACTTTAGTAAAATCAATGAGATTTTGTCTAAACGCACCAAAGTCCTTATTTACATAGTTTACAGACCTATTATTACCAAAATCTTTTTTTGAACTTTTTATAGCCATTTTATTGAGTTATATTTACTGTTACGGTATCTGTTATATTTGGATTTGAGACTAGACTGAATAGAATTTCCACATTAACATTGTGATTATCAATATCGTTATCTGTAAAGTCTACAATTATTTCATCTATTGCTATATATGGAAGCCACTCAGCAACTGCATCGACTATTGTTGACTCTATTTTTGTATCAATATCACCATCTATCATTGGTTCAAATAGGACTTTCCAAACATCACAACCAAAATCAGGCTGGCCCACTCTTTCACCTTTTTTTGTTAAAACCAAATTAACAAGATTATTACGTGCCTGTTGTATGGTTGTAAAATTGACAGCAAACGGACCACCTCTATTTGAGGATGTATTTATACCTATACCAAGAACTCTATAATCATTCTGCTTTAGGTCGGTTACATTTACTTTACCAATATCACGAGCCATAGTTTATTAAAATCTTTTAACAAGTTCTCCTGTTGAGGCATATTAACTGTTCTGTAATCCATTGTTTCCCAATCATCCTCCATAGATACCGATGGTTGAATGGCATCTAAAATGCTACCGCCTGTTGCTCCCATTGCTGGTCCGCCCTCTGCTTTTTGTGCTGCGGTAAATGGAGTTGTTTGGTTAAGTATTTCATTTAACATACTATTATTAGTATATTGCTTTTCTACCTTTGGTTTAGCAACTACATTCGGTTTCACTCTTGGTTTAACCGACTCACTTAAAGTTGGTGTAGCCGATTGTTTCTTTGAGTTTAATGTAACCGCACCAGATTTGACCAATTTAACTAATTCTTCTTTAACTTGGTTTTTTACTTCATTTTTAACTATTTCCTTAATTAAGGACACTAAAATATCTGATTTCATAATAAAATACTTTTTAATAAATATCGAAAGATAAAATTTAATTTAGCCCGCAGTATATCCAGTCCAAGGTAAAACGCCCGGCGCAACTGGCGGAGGTGAACCTGGATATATACAAATACAATTATGTAGTCCGGAAACCGTTGTCAAATGTATTGTTGCAGTGGCACAAAATGCATTTATAAAAATTTGAGGATTATTATTCGCAGGAACCGATAAAGGCGTCCATACACCAGGACTTAAAACAGGTGCACCGGTGACTGATATGTTTTGGATTGCTCCCGGACATGGAATGGCCGGAGGTATTGGTAGAATGGTAGCACCTGTCCAATATGCTATAACCGCTGGACCAACTATTGTTAGAAAGTCTGGAGCATTTGTTTTTTGTGTTGTTGATAATAAAGATACTAGTTGCGATTGCATAGCACCTTTATTCCCTTGTAAGCAAGGTATACTTGTAATGGTTGTTCTACCTGTTTTTATTGATAAATCATACGCACTAGCAAATGTTGCAGCAAATGTTTCCAAGCTATTACCAAATGTATGACTTTGCATAGCGGGCAACAATGTTGATTTGAATGTTCCCCAACTCATTATTTTGCGCTTAAAAAGTTATTTTTTGAAAGTATTTTATTCAACTGACCCTTTATTTGAGCAAGCTTTGATTTATCTCCCGGTTGTGGGCCAGGAGGAGTTGGGCCGGACGGTGTAAAGAATACTTGATTTTCTAATACTGTAATTAAATCTTTAAGTATTTTAACTAACTCACCACCCAAAACCATTTGTTGAACATCCGCACCATCTTGACCGGCGCCTTTATCTTTTCCTAAATAAATTTTACCACTATCTGAATTTAAGAATATATTATTACTACCCTTTGAATGTAGTGTTATATTCTTTTCGTTGTGCATATAAATTTCATCTTTGGCATCAACTGTAAATTTAGCATCAGTTATTATTCCCGCCGTTTTTGTAGAAAATAATATAAATTCTTCTTTTTTAGCAGATATTAAAATCCTGTCTGAATTTATGTATATTTGATGTCCTTCTAATGTGCTTGGGTAATCCTTAAATGCAACCTTTTCTTTTTTTGTAGTTTCTTTGAAAGGAATTTTTACCTTATTTGAGGTTATATAAACAGATGATCCATCTTTATTTATATCTTCTTTGACCATTGTACCTATGGGCTTATCATCTAATGTTGGGTCTTGAAAATTACGAATAAAAATAGATGGCGATGATGTTTTACCATCTGGAGTTAAAAAAAACTCCGAAAATCTAATCGTATTACCAACTCTACCACTTAGTATAGTGTCGCCTTCTGTTGGTTCTAAAAATTTAACTTTTTCGTTTACTTTATATTTTTTACTTTTATCTTCTTCTTTTTTACTAGGAGAGTTACTTGTTGTTCCTGTACTATTAACTTCATTATAATCTTTTTGTTTTGATTTGTCATCGCCTTTTTTTATTGGCTTTTTATCACCAACCACACTTGTTTTATAATCTTCCCTATAATTTGGATATTGTGTTACCGTATATGGTATATAAAAGTATTCATCGCTAGATTTTATTATTAGTACCGTTTCTCCCGCTATCGGAAATGTAAAATTATTTTTATCAAGAGGAAATGCATAGTTTTCTAATTTGTAGCCCTCATCTCTATCAAATTCAATCGCACCCAGAAAACGAGCATCTTTGGAATCAAATGACTTGTTTCCGTTATATACTCTAACAAAATCCTCATCAGTTTTTAGGTCCTTAAAATCATCTTTGGTTATATAAGTTTTTCTTACTCTAGCTAAAAATGTTTCAAATTCCGATTGCTTACTCATTTATAGTTTCTTTTTTAAGTCTTCTATTTCAATTTCTATATCAGTCAATTTTTCTCTATTCTTTTCCTCAACTTCGTTTATAGTATCTTCCATATCTGCGAGTAATTGCGCCTTTTCACTTTCACTTAACCAACCATCTTCACCAATACCTTTGGCTTCGGCAGCGGCGAGACGTTGAGCAATAGTAGCAAGTTTAACAAGATGCTCATCGTTCTTTACCGATACTTCTATAAGGTCTTTGATTATAGGAGCAATTACAGTTGCCTCGCCTACATTACGAATAAGTTTGCGTAAAGACTCTATTAAGTCTGATATATTCTTTTTTTTGTTTTGCTGATTATCGTAAATATCCTTAAATAATGACGATAGGTTTTTACCATCAAACAGTTGAAATTCTGAACCCATAAAATTATTTTTATATACTAATAACTATAAATCAAAGGAATTTTATATTTTTATATCACCCGTTTTATCATATTCCTCATATAATTCCATTTGCTTTTCTTTCATTTTATTTACTATCTTTGTAATATAGTGAGTAGGGTAGCCGGTCATTTCTCTAACTAAAAGATAAAGACCTTTTTTATTAAAGTTTTCAATATATTCTGCTCTACGGAATAATTCTAAAAGAGCATCTGCAATTTGTAAATCACGTTTTTTAGTAAAGAAATTTTCAAGGTGTATATCCCAATAGGCAAGCATTCTGTTATTGAATGTTTTGAAATCATCATTTTTTACATCTTCTCTAAATGAATTTTCTTTATCCCAAGATTCGGGCATATTTGAAATAATATCTGTATCTTTGAATCTTTTGTAATTTGCATTATTATTTAGAATAAGATAATTTCTTGCTACGATTGTAAAATAAGAAAAGGCTTTACCTTTACTCTGGTCAGAATACATATGCATTTTTTCTACCATAAAGGCAACAACCTCAGCCATTACATCTTGTGGGTCATCATCGAAATATGTAAATTTCCATTTGTTATATACAATTTCTGCAAGTTTAGCAAAGGCAGATTGAATATGGTCTTTATATATCCTGTCTTTTAATAATTTATCTGTTGCTTTATTATACGCTATAATAGCATCTTCGGTTTCTTGGGTAAAGTACCTTTTTTGATTCTTTTTTCTTGGCATATTATTTGTTTTTGAATCTTTCGATAGTTTCTTTTATTTGCTTAAATATAGAACCTACATCATCATCTTTCTCAAACATTTGACTTCTATCTATTTGTCGTAATGCCTCCAGTAATGCTTCGTTTCTTTTTAATTCGTCTTGAATAAATGTTTCATTACTATCTATCAAATCTTCATATTTTTCTAATTTTCTTAATAAATTAAAAGTTGAAAACCCTAGTAATAAATTTAATGCTATTGATATTATTATTGCTGTAATCATAATTAAACTATTTCATATCCTTTTAGAAAAAACTCATTTGCTTTTTTGTATTTCACTTCAACTAATTCGCCATTCGGAGCTTTCATAATAATTTTCTCATTTCTACCATATTTTTGTTTATTTCTAATTGTGGTAGAATATACTCTATCTTTAATTGTAAAACCATCCAAATGATCAATTTCGTGTTGAACTATTATCGTTTGTAAGGTTTCTTTTGAAACTTCATCTTTATCTCCTTCTTTATTTACCTCAAATACTAATTCGCCCAAATTATCAGTTTGAACTGTAACTTTTGTGGAACGCAAAGTTTGTACCGGAGTATCTAATGTTTTTGGAATTGAAAGACATCCTTCATAAAAAACCATACCTTCTTCTCCACGTTTTGTAATAAACGGATTGATTAAAACTAGTGGCTCATCGTCCACATTGATAATACATGCACGTTTTTTAATTCCTAATTGAGTAGCTGCCAATCCAAGACCAGGATATTTTTGTAATCCCTCTTTTAATTGAAGAGTTATTTCATCAACCTCAGCTGTTGTAAAATTCGTTTTAGGAACGGGTTGTAATAAGAACTCTCTAAATTCTGAAGATGTTAAACCCTGTTTGTTTTTCTCTGTTATTAACTTCATTTTGTTTTAATTTATAAATGGTAAAATTGCTAATTCTTTTGCTTTTGCTTCAACCATAATATCCAAATCCAACTC